ATCAAGATGGTAGCTCACGAAGCTGCAAGACAGAAGATTAAAATCGAATCTCATCTTGTTTCTGCAGCCAAGAATTGCATGGGACATGAAAACCTGAGCACTTCAGAACTCATCTCTGTCGGCGGTACGTTCATCACTCGCTAAGAAGCCGCTTCCGTCAAGGTTCGAACCCGATGCGGCGTCCGTTACTGCAATCCGCCTAACCTAAATAGAACGGTTAAGTTCCTTGAGACGCCTCTGAGAGCAGCCAACAACAACACTTGGAAACCTGAGCTCAGCCAATTCGCCGTCCGAAATAGACCGTGCCACACAGCGTATTACTCTCTGTCCAAGCTCTCACAATTCAACCCTGCCCGACACAGCCCGCCAACATTCAACCCAGGTGATGGAGACTCGGCCAGGGCCAAGTACACGACGCTACGATTAGGGAGCATCAACGTCGAGGTTTTCAAGATAGCCAACCCACTCTAGGAGGGAGTCGTCATGCAGCAATTCATTGTTAACGGGCCTCCGAATAATGACACTTTCTTCGATGACTTTGGCGAGATTTGCAAGAAGGCCCGCAAGACTTGCGTGCATGTAGGCGTCACGAACCTTAACAGGGTAAAAGACCACTTGAGAACGAGGTTCATAGTCGCCTTTGATTAGAACATCTTTGCTTTCAGGCACGAATCTAAAGCCAGGGTGATGAAAGCACTCGCCGACGCGGGAGTTAAATCTCGGCCAATTGATGAGAAGACGTCCAACGAATTCTACGAGGGCGAACAGAGCATCCTCTCAAGTCTAGCTCGCTTCAGGGCAACAACTGGAGACATTGATCACGAGAGCCCAGGCGGGTTGACTACCCCACCAGATCACCAGTGGACAAAGACTAACGACGCAATGGTCGCTCACATGTACGCGGTGGTCAGCCACATGAAAAGGCCGCCCAACAATGGAGCAGCCATGTACCAAATTGGCAATGAGTGCTGTGACATCAAATAGGCCTTGCGTGCATGCAAAGATGAACGCGATGCTGATGAGATCATGCACTGGGTCGGAAGCGAGCGAAGCAAGACATTCATGGCCGATGGTCGTATTGAGCACTGTGCATTCTATGAAGGTTAGAATTTGAAAGTGCACGACATTAAGACCTACCTCGCATCCCTCAAGAATCTTCATGGCAAGAAGCACACCTAGTTCAATGTGGGAAGTGGCTTCGCAAGACTAGATGGATCAGCACGAGCCTGCGTCCTAGTCAGTATAGCAGCAGGTCTTGGTTCTCATGGCTTCCAATACGTTAACGGCAAGTGGGAGAGAGGACCGAGTTTAGTTGATTTCAGCACCTTCCGGAACGTTCAGCAAGGTTTGGCAAAACTAGGGTTGCCGATCACTAAATAGCACGAACACGCTGGAATGTTCAAGACAGACATCCTAGACGTTGCCCAGAATTTGATCACCATCCCAATCAAGAATAGAGATGGCACTGAGATCAAGTACCGGTTCGGAATCTCAGTTATTGACCCATCGGCGAGCGATTTGGTCGAAAACGGCACCTAAGTCTGGGACGTCGACGGAGAGACAATCAACGTTGACTAGCCGAACCCCGTGGTCAATTATGAGCCAATCAGAATAGTCATTGGGTCGAGCGGTGATCTCTCAGAAATTGCCTACCGTGACTTCAACCATGTCATCAGCAGCCAGTTTTGCGAGCTTCGAGGCACAATAACCCGCCATTGCACGGCCATCTTACCTGAAGACCAAAAGTTCGCAATGTCTGCCTGCTAACATAACGGGCAGCCCATCGAAGGTACACTCCAGCAAGTGCGAGACACATGTGTTCAGCTCGGGAGCAGTTACTCGTTTGGACAGCAACTCCAGGATATCTATTGCTGCTGCCGATCATGTGAAGGAGCGAGGCGAGGTTACAACGGGGAGAAGCTCTCACGCGCTGAGCTCAAGATGGTGCTAGACAACCACAGCAGAAAACACATCGCCCAATGCATTGCGGCTTTGTACACCTATGGATACACCATCCTACTCAAAGGAAACGCCCTCAGAATTGACCCCGTGAATAAGGAGATCCTCGTACCTATTTCACTCTTACCGCGGCGTATGATCGATTTCCTCGCAGAACAACGTGACGGAGGTTACATGACGTTGGATGAGGCCCGCAAAGGATAAATCAACACTACCTTTAACTCCTGCGACCACTGCAATTCGACGTTCAAGACCCTTCTTCATCAATGCCGCTCAGTTAACCGAGGAACTGACCCAACCAAGGTGTGGATTTTCATGCTCACCAAGACATACCGCGACTTGTACGTAGCGCAGAAGGAAGCTATCGGCGGCGAAAAGATGTCCTACATCTGCTACAACGTCGCTCGCCAGGCCGGTAACTTCTACGCTAGCGACGACCCACACATTCGTAACGGTGAGAAACGTTCTGCAGCCACCGCACAGAACGAGCGTATCAGGATTTACCACCATGAAGGCATCCCAGACAGTACCATTGTGGATCAGAAGATTGGCGGTGTTACCATTGTTGACCCCGTTGACAAGTTTATCAAGGAAGGAATCGTCACACCGAAGTACCTCTCCCCCACCGATACGATTGCAAGCCCCTACGCGGACAACAACATTCCCTCAATGGCCCATCTCTTAACTAGTTTCAACACGCCTGCGTTCGTTGCTAGTCAAGAACGTTGCGTTGAGAAGGAACAGACCGTTTGTTAGGTAGGGTGGCAAGCTGAGGACACCAAGCATGTTTTCAGTAGCAACTCACAAGAAGGAGCTCTCTAAGCTGCAACAAGGCGAACTGGTCTCAAAGGGTTTATCAACGTGCAACTTGCTGATGCCTTAGTAGAGAACCAAGAGAAGACATTCCCTATTCAAATTGAGCTCCAGGACAAGGAAGGTGACGTTTTCGATTTTGACGCAGCTGCGGCGAACGGTGAGGACGTCTTATGGGCCCAACAGTCCAAATCACTCAGTCTCAAAATGGAGGAAATTGCGCTTTTCAACAGTAATATGGAGGACGGCATTTACTACGACACCAAGTGCGATATCTTCGTCAAGAGCGAGGCTTAACCCGACCAACGACCAAGACTGATCACGTCTGGACAGAACGGCTCTAATCCATTCAATATTGTCGGCAGTAATGTCTACAGTAAGTATTTCATGGATCTGAGCCTAACTCCGTCCGGTCTTGAACACCACATCAAAGGAAAAGATCTGACTGAGCTCGAGTGTTTGCTGGAGAATGTCATGGACGGCGCGAACTGGCTTTACTGTTGTGATGTGAAGCAATTCGATTCGTCGCATTCAGAGTACATCAAACCACTCGAGGCGGGACTTCTGGAGTTGCTTTGTGGCCGCGACTACGGTAAAGTTCTGCGTTCAGGGCTTCGTGAACACTACACAATTCGGCTTGCGTACTGTTTGATCAAAATGCACCCGATGAACAACAGTGGCAACAAACGCACCTCGGAACTCAACGGAATTCTCAACCAAGCTATAATTCAAGCAACAGAGCTCGTTAAGAACGGTTCCATGTGGTTTAGTGAGTTCCTGGTCGAAGGAGACGACAGTTTTGTGGCAACTACATCCTATGACAGCAGACGCAGCTTCGTCCCACGCTGTCTTGGAATGGAGTGTGAAGACTAATGGCACCATATAACTGCTGACTCCGCAGACTTCTTAAATTAGCGCGTGCGAGACGACGGCAAAACTCTACCAATCATATCCAGACTCCTGACTAAGCAAGGAAGCACTTGCAAGCCAGTCGAGGACGGTATTAAACGACACATGATTGGTGCTTGCGCTGCAATCTCGCGTATACTTTCTAAAGCTGCCTGTCAATCCGGCTACTCTCTCCTTCGCACAGATCTTTTGATTCGCATCAAAGAGCTTCAGAAGGGGATCGAGCTCATGGCCGGTCTGTCAGGATACAAGACCAAGATAAAGAAGGCAAACAGTCTCATTCGCGTCCTTCGCGGCTTTTACGATCGCTTGAATGTTACCAAACCCTCGTTCACTAAGAAAGACTACATGTGGTTAGCGTAGATGAGCGGGGAAGGAAAGGAGGCGGTCCACAAGACTTAAACCTTGATGATCGAACCATCAGATGATATCCTCTGCGAGAATGAAGCAATTTATGGAGACGATTTCCGGTACCTCGAGATGAAAATCAAGGAATACGGGCCTTTCGTGACTGTTGACCTCAAGGACCTACCGTCGCTTGACGGGAAACCTGTTAACAGGGAGAAACGCCTAACCTTGCCTACCACCTACGAGCCTATTAAGCCCTACTTCTTCTCTCAGAGCGGACTCAGCCTAACGTTTATCGCTACCCCCGCAGAATTATCCCAGTCCCTCATGACAGACCAGCGCGACGAAGTCCTGGACTTCGTTGACAACCCGGTCATATTCACACCGACTGAGCGGATTTTCTAGCATGGCAACCCGATAGCTGTCAAAGCTTAGCTACACGCTTTGCACGCCAAAGGACTTAAGTCACTGGGCTAAGATAATGCAGACAAAGTTTGCGATATCTTCGCGACCTTGACGCCTGGCCTGATGAAGTATTACCACCAACACTTTGCAAAGCTATGCAGTGTTTACAGACATCCTGAAAAGAAACGCGCTAACCGCGATGAATTCATGAGGCAC